GTGCTGCGCGCCAGAGGCAATGAGGTGCTCGCTACTGACTTGATCGACTACGGCTCTAAGCACAGAAACACCTTCTACGGCCACGATTTTTTAACGAAGGGTTCGCAAGACAAAATCGAGGCGATCATCACGAACCCGCCCTTTAAGTTGGCCGAGGCCTTCGTGCGCCACGCGATCGACATTTGCCCGCGCGTGATTATGCTGCTGCGTTTGCCGTTCTACGAAAGCGTCAAGCGCACCGACATCCTCGAAGATAGCGGGCTCGCGCGCATCCACGTTTTTCGCAATCGCCTGCCGATGATGCATCGCGACGGCTGGACGGGACCAAAGGCCACTAGCGCGATGGCCTTCGCCTGGTACGTGTGGGATCGAGCGCACAAAGGCCCGACGACCATCGATAGAATCTCCTGGGAGGGGTCATGACATTCACAGCAGAAGAGAAGCTTATTTCCATCCGCCGCGAGCTCGCGATGCGCAAGCGCGTCTACCCGCGCTGGGTCGAAATGGGCAAAATGAAGCTAGACCAGGCCGAGCGCGAGATCGCACTGATGCAAGCGATCGCGGCCGATTACGAAGGCCCGGCCGCGATTGAGCTGGGCAAAAAACCGCTGCCGGGTCAGCTGTCATTTGCGGATCGATTGTGATGACGCGGCAGAGCGGCCCAGGCCGGCACGATCTGCGCCGCGTTCCCGAGCCGACCGGCGGCTACTCGACACCGCCACGCTCGGTCAACAACAGCGCACGCGACGTGGTGCCGATCGCGGTAACCGACGCCTACGAACCGCAGCGTCGCGTGCGAGCTCTGGCCCGCATCGATCTGCTCGATCGCGAGCGGCGCACCGGCCGCATCGATGAGGCGAGCTTTCAGATGGGCCGTGACGTCGAGCTCGTGTTCGAAAATATGTCGCGCGTGTCCGGCATCGGGCAGTGGTTTGAGGGCGATCGCATCGATGGCAAGGCGTCGGCCGAGCTCAAGAACATCGTCGGACTCGAGCGCGCACGCGAGGTCAACAGTTTCCTCACCTGGCTACTGCGCCACGTTGGTCCGCTCGACACGCGATTGCTGTGGATAATTCTCGGCAACCGCGCGTCGTTCTCGGTTGCCGCCCTGGCGCTATTCGGCGCCTGCGACATCCGCAAGCAGCGCTACACCTCCGATCGATTCCGTGACGCCCTGGCGACGCTGTCGTTTGCCAGGTCAGCTAAGGGGAGAGGGTTGAGATGAAAGAGCTCGCGCTTGAAGGCCTGCGCCTGGCACTCGTGATGCTGTGCGCGTTCGCGATCTATTTGGTGTTCGTCGGTTTCGCGGCTGCGATCGAATGCAAAGAGCGGCCGGAGGGCGGCAGCTACTGGTCCTGGCGCCTGATCGATGGCCAGCGGTGCTGGTACCGCGGTGAGGGCGTGCTGCCGAAATCTTCGCTGCAGTGGCCGGCCAAGCCGGAGAAAAAAATTAAGGGCGATCCGGTATTCCAGATCCGCGCCGACACCGGGCTCGATGGTGTGACGTGGTACCAGCGCCGGCCGTTTGATGAGGCGGCGCCGCTCAAGCCACCGCCCGTGCTGCTGCCAGAGGTGCAGGAAGAATGCTGCTGGCCGGATCTGTCTCAGTTCGATCAGCGCTGGGTCGGCCTGCAATAAAAAACAGCTGCGGGGGTGAGCCGCAGCTGCTCGTGTTTCTTGAGAAACAATTCACCAGGGCGGGATCGCGTCGTCGAAGTCCTGCTCTCGGATCTTGTGATATTCCTTGCTGGTGACCTCGGCGATCTCGTGGAGCTCAAGCTTGCGCGGCTTGAGGAGCCTGCGCTCCTCATCGTTCAATTTGTTGATCTCCAGGGTCGCCCTGGAAAGCTTCTTCCACCATCGCGCACGCGCGTTGCGGATGCGCTGAAGGTTTTCCTGCTTTTTTAAGATCTTATCGACCATCTCACACCTCCTGGCAGTCATCGAGGATGACGCGGATGGTGCGGTTGCTCTTGTCGAGCTTGACGACGGCGACATCGCGCACGCCGGCAATCATTGCCTTAGTGAGCAAAGACGCTCGCACGCGGTTGGCGATGCGGCGGGTCTGGATGACCCTAACCACTTCGCCGAAGCGATCGCCCATCATCCAGCGATCGGTATAGGCAGGGATTTGTACGCGCATTGGTGTCTCCTGTTTGGTGGTTGCGAGTTAAGCTGCGATCGCGAGGTCTTCGTCGACCATCGCGACCTCGAAGCCGAGGTTGGTGAGGAGCTCGGCTGCGAATTCATCATCGAAGGGGCGCGCCACGATCGGCTTCTCGATCTGATGCTGAGCCGCCGGGCCAGCTGACGCCTGGATCTTGGCATCGACGCGGGCCGCGAGCTTGCCGACATGGTTCTCGGTGACGCCGTTGTCGCGCGCCCAGCGATTGTGATTGACCGCGACGTTGGTCGAGTCGCTGCTGTCGAACGGATACAAGTGCGCAAATTTCTGCGCGCGCATGATGTGCAGCCGCGGGCGCGTGAAACCGGTTTCGATTTCCCAGGCATCGATCGCTGCGAACATTTCTTTGATGCGGGCGTGCCACTCGGCGCCGAGGCCGAAATATTGCTTGGAGCTCCCGATGCCGACGTAGGTGAAGGCCTGGCACATCCACAGCAGCTGCTCGATCGGCTCGTGCATGTGCCAGATCGGCATTGCGCGATCGGCGTACACGAGGCCCATTGATTTGATGATGAGCGCTTTGTTCTGCTCGGCGGTGCCGTCGATGACGTCGGGGAAAACGATGACGGCCTGCGGGCAGCGATCGGCAATGTCGTTGGCCCACTTGGCGAAACCCTGCAGATAGGCCTCGTCGTTCATGGTGTCGACGCCGGCCTGGAACGCGGAGAAGGCGCCGTTGTCGACCAGCAGCACGCCGTCCTCGCCGACCAGGCGGATCGCGTCGTTCAGCTGGGTGGTGAGCTTTTTGCGGGTTGCGTAGGACACGCAGAAAGACGCGCCCTTCAGCTGTTCGAGGGCTGAAAGCGGGTTGAGCGGGAGGCCGAAAACCGTGGTCTTTTCCATCTGAATTCCCCTTTAAAATTTGAAGTCAGGTCGCCTGACCCGAACCATACCAGACCCCCAGGGGGTGTCAACAGCAAAGTTGACAGGAGTGTCCACCTGTGTACACTGGTGTCTGGTCAACAGGAGGACGACATGGCCTACATCAAGAAAGAGCACATCGATCAGATCGTCAGGGTGATCGTTACCACTCGTGATTTCTGTGGGGACGAAGTCGCGGCCGCGATTGAGCAGGCTCGCGAGTTTGGTTATGACGATAACGATGCTATCCGCGCGCACCGGATCGCGAACTTCCGCGCTAACGCCGAGTGGAATGCCCACAAAAAGGCGGCCGGCGTCAATCCCAAGCACTGCTTTTGAGAGGTGTGAGATGATTCGCAAAACCAAAAAGACCAAGGCACGGGCGCGCAAGCGCCCGCTGCCTATTGCGCCCGCGGTTTATTCGATCGCCGAATTCTGCGCGGCGCATCGCATGTCGCGCAGCTGGTACAACGAGCTCCGCAACAGCGGCTTCGGGCCGATCGAGATGCAGCTGGGCAAGCGGCGTTGGATCTCGCTGGAGTCTGCCGCTGATTGGCGTTGGGCTCGCGAGGGGCGCGTGCCTCGTGCGCAGGAAGACCTCATCCTACGTGATGCTAGCGGGGCGAGCGTTTAAACGCACCAGCGGGCTTCTCTGAGGCTCGCAACTTGACCGTACTGACGAACGGATGCATATCTGTAGTATTGGTGCTGTTGCGGAGCTACAAGCGTAAGCGCCCTGGTGACTGTCCTCGCCAGGGCGCTATTGCGTTCCGGTTGACCGCGGCCAACTCTCCCAGCCCGCCCGCGATCGATCGAGGGGCAGCTGCCGGCGTCACGGCACGGCAGCTGCCCGAGCTCAGTCGAGAACGATTTCCACACCGCGCACGAACACGTAGAGCCCGACCCACAGGATGACCAAAATCGTGGTGAGGATCGCGGCCTGCACGAGCTTGATGTAGAGGTCGATCACTTTCCATCCCACGGCGGCGAATCCCAATCACGCGGCACGAACAGCGTCGGAAAATCGTCGCGTGTGAACCATGCCAGCAGGAGCATAAAACCTATCCCGCCGACGAAGCCGATCAGCAGCGACAAGATTGTCATGTCATCCCCCGCATTGAGAACATGGCGACGCTGGCGATCAGCACTAGGAACAGGACAAAGCCGATCAGCTCTTCGAGCGTGTCTGTGGTCATGGTTGCTCCTTCAGTTTGCGCAGTTTGTACAGCAGAGCCTCGCCCTTTTCGTCGTGCAGCATGTTCATCGCGGTGAGCCAGTGCTGGACGATTTCGACGCAGCGTTCGCGTTCGGCGGCGACACAAGCATCGACCCATGCCTGATCTGCCGCAATGCGTTCTTTGCTATCCCCAACCTCCGCAGCGGCTCTATCGTAATCGCCCTGAGTTGGCTTGGTCCCTCGATCTGTTTTGTCGGGAGGTGTTGGTTTCACGGCTTATCCTTCAGCGCACGGCGCATGTCATGGGCTACTGAGCGCATGCTGTTGCCGTAATTCTCTATAAGCCACTGGGCGCAGCGTTCGATGGTGTGGCTGACTGTTACATCCATTGCATGTCGCCACATATTCGCGGGACTTTTATAGATCGGTTCTGGCTCCCCAACCCCCGCAGCGGCGGGTTCTATTGTCACCGGCTGAAACTCAATCTCACGGTGTACAACCTCCGCAGCGGCGATGAGGGCGGCTTTGGCGGTTTCATAATATTTGCCCTGCAATTCGCCATCTAGCGGCAGTTCGTGTGGCGCAAACATGCAATCAATCATTGCATTAGCCGCCGCCTCGATCTGTGCCGGTGTTGGTGTGGTCATAGTCCCTCCTCATCGAGCGCGGTCAGCGCATCGCCGATGGCGGCGTAGGCCTTGGTGATTTTGTTATGCAGGCGCGTGTTTTCTGCGTTGGCGCGGATGAGCTCGTCTTCGAGTTTAGCGATGCGATCGGCCTGACGTTCGAACGGCCACATCATGGGTTTTCCTCCATGTATCGTTTAAGCATCCATTTGTTGAGATCACGCACCGTAAAGCCGATACGCTTGTTTGATAGCCGCGTGACGTGCGGGCCGGCGCCGCCCTTGATGAAGGCGCGCAGCTGCTTGCTGGTGAGTTCGCAGTAGCGTGCTGCCTGGTTGACCGAGATCACGCGCATACTGTGGATGGCATAGGCGCGTTCTTTGAGCGAGCTCCTGCTCATAGGTGGACCGTCTTGGCGATGATGGGTGCGAGCGCGTGCGTGAGCTTGATCCAGCGTTTGGCCAGGCTGGCGTCTTGCCAATTGACGGCGATGTGCTCAGATTTATTGGCACAGACACGGCCGATGGCGACGAGCACGGCGTGGATGCCGCGGCTATCGATGATGGCTTCGAGTTCGCGTTCCAGGGCGGTGCTCATTGCATGAGCCCCACGAGCAGGAAGGCGATGACGAGGCCGAAGCAGATGATGCTGAGCCAGCCGGCGATATATCCTCCGATCATTGGTCACCGTCCCAGGTGATCATGAATTGCTCGATCGCCTCGCCGCCGTTGAGGAACGACACGAAGCAGGCGGCGTATTTTTCGCGTTTGAAGTCTTTGATCGGGATCCAGCGTGCGGCGGGTTTGTTGTCATCGATCGACGGCGCCCAGGATCCAACGGTATAGAGCTGGGTTTTGCCGTCCTTGTGCATGGTGCGCAAATAGGTATGCATGGCTGTCCTTTCGTTGCGGAAGCACAATGCATAGCAGAGGTCAGGTCACCTGACAACGGAGGATAACATGCCTGTTGCCAAGGGGCGTGCCGGCGTGAAGCAGGAGCTGCACAAGTTCAAGCAGGGCAAGCTGCACTCGGGCTCGCCCACGGGGCCGCTGGTGCAGAAGCGCTCGCAGGCTGTGGCTATCGCCCTGAGCGAGGCCGGGCTATCGAAGCCGAAGCGCGAGCACACTGGCAAGCGCAGCCGCAGCTATTGAGATGGCGCACCGTCGACCCAACAAGATCCCGTTGCCTGGTGATGAGGAGCTCGCCGCCGATCGGCGTGAGCGCTCGTCCTGGCCGGTGAATGATTACGTGCTCGGCGCCGCACTCGCACTCTTGGGCATCATCGTTTTGATCGCGATCGCGCTGGCCACCGGATTGGTCAAACCCTGATGCCGGAATCTCCTTATTGGCCGCAACGTGGCGATCTGCAGACGCTCGGCCAGGCGATGGCGCAGCGGCTGCAGGAATTCGACACCAGCGGGCGTTTTCCGGTTGGGCCACGCATCGACATCAGCAACATGCGGCGCTCGGAGAATGTTGAGGATCTGCGGCCGCGATCGATCAGCGCGTATCTCACCAACCTGCTGATGGGCGGGGCGCCGATGGAAAACCTGGCGGCCATTTGGCGTGATCCGTTCACCGACCCGCGCGACATCCGCAATCGGCAGTTCCAGGAGTATTACAATCAGCCGCGGCCGGCAGAGAATTCCGATCTGGCGCGGCAGCTGGGCGCGGGCGATCTGCCGGCATTTCTCGAACCGTTTGGGCGTGGCGTGCAGCAATACGGGCGTGCCTTCACCAAACCATAGGGGCTCGAGAACTGTCAACATTACGAACAAAAGTGTAACAGTTCTCGAGCTCCTGGCCGCGTGGCTCGAGGAGGATTGAATTCCTAACTTTCCTCGCCTGATGAAACACGCTAGAGATCACTTATGCCGCGGACAGCTGCACATCTCATCGAGACTCGTTGGAAGCCGGGCGTATCGGCGAACCCGAAGGGCCGGCCGAAGGGCTCTCGCTCGAAGCTGCAGGAATTATGCCTGGCGATGCTGCACGCCGATTTCGAGCAGCACGGCGAGGAAACGATCGCGCGCGTGCGTCAGCGTCAGCCGGGCGTTTATTTGCACGCCGTCGTTTCGCTCTTGCCCAAGCAGGCCGAGAAAGTGAATTCGCCCTTCATCGATTTGACCGATGACGAGATCGCGCTGCTCGAAGAGCATCTGGCCGCGGTACGCGCAAAAACCGTACAGATGATCGAAGGCGCAGTAGAGCTCGAACCCGAGACCGAGGAGCTCTCATGACGCGCGAGCAGGCTGTCGCCCGCATCCTGGCGGCCTGGAGCGAGGTCGATCCTAATCTCGCAGCCGGTCAGTGGTCATTTTCGCAGAAGCTCGTCGTTGCGCTGGAGGCGCTCGATCTGATCAATCTCATCGAGCCCGGCAACGAAGCCGAGCGCACGCCGCGCTTCTCGGTCACGGATCCCGCGGTCGAGAGCGAATTGCGCAGCGAGCTCTCGCACAGCGTCGATTACATCGGCAAGCGCGATCGCACATGACCAGCGCAGAACTCTGGGGCATCGTGCTGCTTTTCCTCCCGCTCTGCGTGCTCTGGAGCGCACGAAGGCCGCACCCCTCGTAACGCTACGAGACATCGCAAACACTCACGAATTCGGGGAATGCGCTCAGATCTGGGGCTCGAAGGGCCGACCGCGAGCGCTCTGATTCTCACTGAGTGAGACTGCGAGAGTATCTAAACACCGCTGCCGCGTTTCCTGCACCTTCTGCTTGAGAGACAGGAGGTCTTTACCGCTAAGCCACTGATATCATTGACTCGAGCGCCTGGCTGACGCCTTCTGGGAAGCACCTGGGAAGCGCTCGATCGAGGCGGGGCACCGCGGCTCGTGCTTCCCATATTGGACATGCGTTGGACATGCGGGCTAATAGTTCAATGATATCAATGACGACCTTCACCTTGTCATAGTGAGGGCTATGTAAATGGTAGCTCCGTTTAGGACTTCTGTCCCACCACACCGAATTGCCTAGGTAGATCAAGGGGTTAGCATGGACCCCCCGGAGTACGGGGTTAGAACCCGGTCGCTGGGGCCACCATGAGCATGGGCAGGTACGGTACCCTTAGTGCCCGCCCTGCTGCTGTGAGAGGCTGCAAAAGCGCGGTTTTGCCGCTTGCACGATGGAAATCCGGGCAGCTATCGTTGCGCGCGCGCTACGCGCGGCGCCGATGTGTGTGGTATCCCGGTGTTGGTTATGCGGCTGAATTCAGGTCAGGAAGCGGCTGTCGAGGCGGCAGTGGATTGAGGGTGAAATCGAGGTATCCCTTGCGCGGCCGCAGAGACCGTTTGTCGGCCTGGCGGTTCACGTGGCCTGGTCTTGTTGCTTTCGCGGATGCCTCTGAGGGCCAGAGCGGCTCGGCTGTGAGGCGGCCGCTGGTTGCGCAGCGCTCGACGATGTCGAGCGCAGCGAGCTCATCGTCCCAGGCGCTGTCCAGAGTTGTGAATGGGTATGGACACGTCGGGTGTTTCAGGACTAGCATGCTTGCTGCGCCTCAGATGCGGTCTAGGCCGCGCGCGCGCGTAGCAAATCAAAATATTTATACTGATGTCAAGTGAAGGCCATTGACCTATCGAGGGTTTTTGGCTTCGCGCTCGATCGTTTCGCGCTGCGGCGCTAGGGCGAAAGATTATTATCGATTTCGGTCTAGTCGGTGGATAACTCGGGCGGTTTCCACGTCGATAGCGCCGTTTGCGCCAGCGACGCGGCCGCCGCATTCGAGTAACGCAACGACGCGATCTCGACCAGGGCGCCACGCAGATGCGCGATTTCGGCGTCACGCGCCGCCAACTGCTCACGTAAGTGACGCAGCCGCTTTCGTTCCGTGCGATCCGCGCGTAGTCTGTCGTTGGCGTTCATCACGAACGCTAGCATAAACAACAAACAAAAGGAGTGATCCGCAATGTCAGTGATCAAGCTCAAGCCTGGCGAGACTATGATTGTCGTCGCCCTACTGCCCGAGGGCGTGGATCCGCCGCACCCCGATCACACCCTGCCCGGCGATCTGCCGCACCCCGATAACACGCTGCCGGTGCCGCCCGACGTGCCGGTCGAACCGACGCACCCGTGGATCCCGCCCGAGCCGCCAACCGCCCCGGTTGACCCCGGATATTCGCCCCCGTGGGCGCAGATCCCGGTCGATCCAGGCTATGGCATCCCCGAGGTGCCGAAACTGCCGGACGGTGGTCCCGGCAATTGGACCTGGGCCTACTGCCCGAGCCCGCCGCCAGGACGTTGGGTGTGGGTGCGCGTGCCCGGTCAAGGTGAAGCAGGGCCGAAAAAGAAGAAGTGAACTACACTGCCAACAACGCCTTCACGATCGCCATCATCATCCTGATGGCGGTCGTGTTCATCATCGTATTCGGCTGGCTCTAATACCCCAGAGGCGTCTGGTACGGCTCGCAAGGCCCCCAGCGGTTCGTTATAGGGCGAACCCTCGCGGTGCTCAGCACGCGCCTCACCCCTTTTCACAAAGGCTCGCGATGACGGCGAAAAAATCGACGAAAAAATCCGCTGCAAAAAAAACGCCGACATACCGATTCACGCCCGAACAACTCGCCGAACTGCGCCGCGGCCTGGCCGCCGGAGAGCTCCTCGCCAAACGCCTCGGGCGTGAGCGCGAGCGACGCAATTCACTCTCCCGCCTGTCGCAGTACCTGCCCTATCCCAAACAACGCGAATTCCATGATGCCGGCGGTATCTACCGCGAGCGCGCCTTGCTCGCCGGCAACCAGATCGGCAAGACGCTGGCCGGATCCGCCGAGGCGGCCATGCACCTCACCGGACGCTACCCGCCTTGGTGGAAAGGCCGCGTCTTCGATCGGCCGCTGCGCGCCGTCGCCGGCTCAGAATCCGCCGAGCTCACGCGCGACGGGGTGCAGCGACTGATCGTCGGTAACCCGCGTGATCAATCGGCGTTTGGCACGGGACTGCTGCCGCAGGAATGCCTGCTCGATTGGTCGCGGCGCAACGGCGTTAGCGACGCCCTCGATGGCATCGTCGTGCTGCACGGCGGTGGCGGTGACGTGCAGCAGGGACGCAGCACCTTAAATTTTAAAAGCTACGACCAGGGCCGCTCCAAGTGGCAGGCCGACACGGTCGACTTCGTCTGGCTCGACGAAGAGCCGCCGATGGAAATCTACTCTGAAGCGCTGACGCGAATTTCGTCGACCGCCGGCATGGTCTATTCCACCTTCACGCCGCTGCTCGGCATGTCGGAAGTGTGCCGGCGATTCCTGCTCGAACCCTCGCCCGATCGCATCAACATCAATATGACGATCGATGACGCGCCGCACTACTCGGCCGCAGACCGCGAAAAAATTATCGCCGGCTACCCCGCACACGAGCGCGAGGCGCGCGCCAAAGGAATTCCCACCCTCGGCTCCGGCCGCATCTTCCCCATCACCGAAGAACAGATCGTTTGTCCGGCGCGCATTTTCCCGCGCGAATTCGCCCGCATCCGCGGGCTCGATTTCGGCTACGACCATCCGTTCGCCTGCGTCGAGCTCACGCACGATCGCGAGGAAGACATCGTCTACGTCACGCGCGCATTCCGCCAGCGACAGTCGACGCCGATCCTGCACGCCGCGGCGATCCGCGCCTGGGGCTCGGAGTGGGTGCCGATCGCCTGGCCGCACGACGGCCTCGCCGCCGACAAAGGCAGTGGCGACGAGCTCGCCTCGCAGTACCGCGGCCAGCACCTGGCCATGCTGCCCGAGCGCGCAACATTCATCGACGGCGCCTCCGGCGTCGAAGCCGGATTGATGCTGATGCTCGATCGCATGCAGACCGGACGGCTGAAAGTGTTCTCGCACCTCAACGATTGGTACGAAGAATTCCGCCTCTATCACCGCAAGGACGGCAAGGTGGTGAAGGAGCACGACGATCTTTTGTCGGCGACGCGCTACGCGCTGATGATGTTGCGCTTCGCACAAACCGAACCGGTCAAGCGCATGCGCCAACCACCGGCCGGATCCTGGCAAGCTGCATAGGAGGAGCCCATGCATAATCTCGGACTGATCCTGCTTGTGTTCGCGTTTGTGTTCGCCGTCATCGCGTCTGTCATCATGACTGCATCCGGCCGCTGGCATTTCGGCTGGGCTGCGGTCGCGTTTTGGATCGCCAGCGAATTGATCGGTGGCCTGGGCAAGGTTTTCTAGGTGGCCGATTGGCGTGACGAGCTCGCCCTGCTGGCGGATGCTCTCAAGGCGCAGAACAACACGCTCGGTAATCTCGGCGATGCACCGCAATTGCAGCGAGCTCCGCTGCCGCCGCAGCTGCCGCAATTTAATCTGCAGGAGCTCGAGTCGCCCGGCCGTGGTGGTTTCGCTGCCGGCGGCATGACGCTGCCGGTGCTTGGCAACAACGCATTCCTGCGCGGCAACTACAGTCAGTGGCCGGGTGCGCCGGCAAATTATCGATTGATGCTCGGATTTGGAGGACGATTCTGATGCCCCCATACAACACGCTCGGAAGCCTCGGCGAGGATCAAGGCCCCGGCAACGCGCCGGTCAGTGCGCTCGGCGACAACTTTGCCGACCGCTTTGGCGCCTGGCAGCAAATGCGGCCGGATAATGCCGGCGTCGGTTGGTCGCCCGATCGCGGCCCGCTCGGCTGGAACATGACGGCGCCGCCGCCGTTCGCGCCGCCGCAGTCCATGCCGCCGTCACCCGCTTATGGCGCGCCGACAATGGGCGGTGCGGCCGCGCCAGGAACGCTGCCGGTGCCACTGCCGCAGCCGCGCCCGGCCGGAGCTCCGCAGACGCAGATGGCTGACGCCGAGGATCCGAGCCCGGCAAACAGTTTCCTCAAGCGATTCTTCGCCAATTTCGAATTACCGCCGGCCGCACGACCGCGCGCGCAAACGCCGTTCGCCTTCGGCGCGCAGCGACAAGGTTTTGCGCCGGTCGGTGGTGCCAATCGCGGCGTCGGCCAGCTGCTGCAGCAACGCCCGCCCACCGGGACCGGATATGGCTAGGCTCGACGAGCTCGGCCGCGCGTTCGACGAAGGCGCTGCACCGTGGGATCCGTTTGGCAATAATTCTCTCGCCGGTCTGGCACAGCGTTACGATACGCTCGGCAACTTGAGCGACGACCCGTTCGAGCGCGCCGCCTTGCGCACGCGCCAAGCCGAACGACCGCTGCTCGGCCGCCAGGGCGAGAACACCGTCGGCAAGATGATCGATTTCATGATTCCGAAAACGCCGCTCGATGTCGCGACCTACGCGCTCGGTGGTCCGTTCAGTGTGCCGGTTAAGATAGGAGCTCTCGTGGCTGGCGGCCTGCTGACGCCGTCCGACACCGAAGCTGCTCCCGTGAGCAAGATCGGCAAGGCCGTCACGCCAGGCATTGGTCATAACAGCGCGCGCATGGGCATCACATCGAGCAACCTGCGCGAGCTGCCCTACGATGAGGCCCTGGCGATCGCGCGCAGCCAGGTACACGTCATCCCCAAGCCGGAAGGCGGCGGGTTTGTCGGTGCGCCCTATTCGATCAAAAACCAAGCCGATCTCGCCAGGACGCGCGCCGATTTTGATCGACAAGTCGAAGAGGGCCTGGCCGGCGCGCCCTGGTATCGCAAGGCGCAGGCCGGCAACGTCGAAGTCGCCGGTCCCGATCCGGCGCGACAACATTTGCTGGCGCAGGAAGAAGCGCTGTTCTCTTCGCAGTCGACGCCGGAAACGAACCTGGGATTTTCACTGCTCGCGCACAACGCCTACGAGGCCGGCAAGCCGCTGGCGAAAGTGCGTACCGGACAGCAGGCGGAAACATACGTCGAAGGGCGCGAGGCCGGCGAGATCCCGCTCGGCAAAAAAACCGGCGTCTACGCCAAGCACCTCGACCCGACGCTGGAGAGCCCGATCACGGGCGCCAACGATATCTGGCACGCGCGCGCGCTCGGCTACGTCACGCGCGAAGGCAAGCCGTGGGACGCAGCGTTAACGCCGCAGCAGCACGCTTGGATGGATGCCGAGACAATGCTCGCGGTCGATCGTGCCAACGCACGCAACCTCGGCGGCCGCAACGATTGGACCGCGGGCGAGATCCAGGCGGCGCCCTGGGTGAAGCGCAAGGCCGAAGGTCTGATGCGAACTTTCGGTTGGCCCGAGCAGCAGGCCAAAGCCGAAGCGATCAAGAGCTACAACGAATTCTTTCAGAAGCACACCGCCTACGGCACCTATGAAGCAACGCCGGGCATGGGCGTCGGTCATCTGCCTGATCTGCCGCTCGCGCCGTATGCCGAGCGCGAGGCCTTCGCCAAAGATCCGCGCTCGTCATGGACGACGCCCGAGGGTCGTGACGTCATCTACGATGCGCTCGGCATGTATCAGCGACCAACGCTGGATGCGACCGGTGTTTTCAAATCGGCGGCAGGCGAACAAGAAATTAATCCGGCCAAGGCGGCGCGGCCGCTGGTCGGCTTTACCGGCCCGACCGGATCACGCGAGATCGATCCGCAGTCGCGCGCCATGCTGAAGGGCGCCGAAGCGCTGCGCGCATACTTCGATGCGCAGAACATGGGCGCCTTCTCGATGCCGATTCACGGTCAGCA